CTTTTTGCCTGCGTAGTGCAGTAGTGTTCTGCGGCGACCAACACCACCGAATATGGTGGTGAAGTAGTTACGCATGATACGTTTACGAAAGTTAAAGCGTTTCATCTGCTGGCTTGCCGTTGAGTGCAAACTGTGCGTACTGCCACGCTGTATCGCGGACCTCGGCGGGGGTTGCGCCTCTTGCAATTAGGCCCATGGTGGCCGCGCAGGCCAGTGTAAATAATTGCTCTTCTTGTGTCATTAGAATATTTCCTTTTCAAAGTTAGATATTGAGTCTACATAAGCCTGCGCCTTTTTCTTGAGCTTTACACCCATGAACAAGTGCGTGGTCTCTCCTAGGTCGCGCTTGCGGTAGCTTGTCACGCCCTTGTCCTGCGTTGTGGCTTGGAACCGGCGCTTGAATGACATGTCTGTTCCGGGGTGGATGTTCTTCTTAATGGCCCAGTGCTTGTAGCACATAAATAGATCGTCCTTATCCACCGAGCCAAAGCTATCAAACTCCACGACATCCTCAATAAAGCTCTCTAATGGATTAGACAGTTTGGCCATCTCTTCAATCGTCTCCTCGCTAGACTGGGGCTGAATAAATCTTCCTCCTGCCCTTGCCTTACGATTCTGCTGGCCCGCAATGGCCCAGTTGAAGATGCCTGCCAGCTCGGAGATCAGTTTGTCTGCCAGCTCTACGTCCTCCTTGCCAAAGAAACTGTGCGTCATGTTCAGCACCAGCATACGACCAACAAGAGCATTACTATTCTCAGCGAGGTGTAGCATCTCGTTGGAGTAGGTAATGATGCGTGTTGGCAGGTAGCCGGACCATGACTCCTTGTTCTTTCTGTTTACAGTGACAGTATCAGCGCCAACAATACGAAGGAGCTGAGAAACCACACCGGCTGAGTTCTGAGGCGTAACACGGGCGTCAGTAAAACTAGCAAGTTGTTTGCCAAGCCACGGCTGCAATCCAAAGGTGTCACAGAGCTCTCCCATCTGAGGTGATATTACATTGTCCTGCCCCAACAGTTCGGTGAGCACTTTGTTGATGGTGCCCTTACCGCTACGGCGTGGGCCGATGATGTTCAAAAACTTTTGTTGGGCGGTGTCACCTGACAGAATGTAGCCGAAGTATTCTTGTAGTAGTTGCTTAGACTCTTCGTCCTCGGGCCACACATCGTCCAAAAACTTTAACCACTGCGGGCACTGAGCGCTTGGGTTGTACTCGAACGGCAGTGAGTTGTAGGTAAAGAATCCAAGGTTATGTGGAAACAAGATGCTTTGGTCTATCTGAAACAGTCCGTTGCTCATGCTTACCAGCTTGTGTGCCGGTGGGTTGTTTGCCTCGTACCCATCTAACCAAACTGGTGGCTTGGCGTTAGGGTTATTGGCAAGGTGCGTGTGTGACTTTACGGCGTCAATGCAGGCGTTTACCAGTGCAGGGTTTGCGTTCAGTGGCAAGATGTTACCCTTCTTGTCCTGCTTCATACACTTGTCCAAGAAACGATACACCTGAGAGCGGATAGTTGCCTCCTCTATAAAGGTGTAGTGCGTCCCAGTGTACACAAAAAACTCCTGAGCATAGTGCACCAGCTTATACCCACCCTCAATAGCGTAGAGTGAGTTAAGAAATTGACGGGCGTGTTCTAGTGGATTAGCGGGATCTAATACGATCTCCCCGCGTGCCAATGCCACTTGCAGCTTTTTTTGACCGACCTTAAAGATCAGTGAGCGCAGTGTAATGCCTTGACCACGAAACGAGTTCCACTTGCTAGAGCATGAGTTGATGCCGGTGGTGGTGTACTTGTTAGACTGCGCACTCCAACGATCCCAAGCCTCACAGGCCTCCACATCACCTTGAAACTGATGTGACAGGGCCATGCCTACGTTCTTCCAGTCATCGTAGCCACAGTCTGGGTCTAGGTGCGCTAAGATGTCCGTTTCAACGCGGAGCAAGTCCCACCCTTCCAGTGGTGGTGTGTAGTTTGCAAAGTCGTCGTCTGAGCGCGTCACTGTTCGGGCTGGTACATGGGCGGTGAGGTCCTGCTCTTGGGTTGGCACATCGCCCTTGATGTGGTGCCCTGTGATGGTGAAGTACCTTGACTTTGGGTACACCTCTAGCCCGATGGCGTGGTCCACATGGGACGCAGACAAGTTAGCCCTTGTAAATATCTTAATGCCTGTCTCGGAGGGGCTTACCTCTGCGTAGCCGTCCACATTGTCGAGTATGCCCTGAGCTAGTTGGTTAAGAGCACCCGTCTTAGGATCACGGCAATCGTCAATGTCAATGCCAATGAGGTTATCATCCCCAGTAAAAACGAAACCCAGTCCATCAAAATTACCATTCTCGTATGCCTTTTGTGCGGTTAAAAAGTCTGTCCATGTCGCTGGGTTGGTGGATGAGGCTGACCTGCCAGTCGGCTGGACTGGTAGCTTAGACCACTTCTGCTTTTCCCCGTCACCGACGAGGGTGTACTTCCACAGGCAAAAGCGGGGTATCATCTTTAAGTCTAGGGGTATGGCGCTGAAATCTACTGCCAGCGCCGATGGTTTTTGTAGCATGGTTCTCCTTTTTCCTTATCGTAACTAATACGCAAATCCGTTGCTTGGCATTTCATAATGTGAAATATGGTGAAAACTAAGGGTTTACCCTATTAGGGTTTACCCTTACGTTTTTGGCCATCACTGCCAATTTGGCAGTCTCGTGGCAGTCTTCGTGGCAGTAATCGACACCAGTGCAAAATCAACTTTTCCTTTATAATCAATAAGTTATGAATTTTTCGTGACAGGGTTGGCACACTAGGCAGTCTTCTTTTCATTTTATTTTTATTTTAAAAAAAAATTAAAAAATTATAAAATAAGAAAAAGTTGCGATAAAGACTGCCTAGTGTGCCACGGAGCGTGTAAGTCTTTGATTTCATTGGAAAAGCATAAAATCAAAGACTGCCACGAGACTGCCAATTTGGCAGTCTTCCCTAAAAGCAGGAAATATACCTCCCGTCCACGATGCAGACTGTTTGTCCGCCATCAGGCTGGTTGATAATGACCGGTTGGGCAGCCAGTGCGTTATAGATGTGCGCACCAAAGTAGACCACCATCATAATTAGTATCCACTTTACATACCTGTCCCACTTGCACTCCTGCCTCATGCCCTCTAAAAATAAATGCCTGTCTGCCTTGCCGTAGTCCATCTCTATGCCTTTCTTTTTCATCTGTCTACCTCATATCCTTGTGATTGTGTTAAGTGCTTGTACGCCCACTCCCTAAATGCCACCCTGTTATCGCTGGTCTGCTCATCGTGCTCGTCCCATAAAAACTGCATTACAAACTCACCGCTTGGGGTTAGCACCTCAATGTGCGTGAGGTTGCCATCCTTGTCGTATACATCTACTGGGTTAACTCTCATTACATCTCCTTTACCTTAGGTTGTTTTTCACGCCAGTTGTCCATGTCGCCGTAGTCGCCACGGATCATGCTCATGCGCTCCGTCTTTCTAAACTCAGGCTCAATGGCCCACCATGCCAGTGATGCCTGCTTGTACTCCAGCCAGCCGTCGTTCTCTTCAAATAGCTGGTGGTTGATGCCAGCCACATCGACAGTGCATACCACATCCGATGTCGGTTGCCATGGCTTGGTGTTGTACTTGCGGTAATGCCCTAACGATACACTGTTACGGGCGCGAATGTAGCGTGCATATGCCAGCTCTTGCTCTTTGGTAAGGTTAATCATCTTGGTCTTCTTCTAGCTTGTCTAAGTTAAGAGCGTCTAAGCTCGTAGGTTCTTGCAACATATAAAATCGCAGTTGATTGATGCGCTTGGGTGTCTTGTCTAATAGTGTCGATATCTCCTGTAGTGTTGGTGGTCTGCCCAGCGTCTGTGTCAGTGCACGCTCGGTGTATGTCATCTTGCGTATCTCCTCACGTACCTTGATGGGGATGCGCACTAGGTTCTCGGTGTCATCCTGCCCGCGCTCCACGCCCCGCAATATAAATCGCTTGGCGTAGGTCGCAAACTTAGCGCCGTTAGTTGGGCTCCACTGGCGTGCCGCTTTAAGTAGTGCCTCGTTACCCATGCCAATTAAGTCCTCCTGCGGGGTGCGTGAGTGGTTCCACGCCGTGAGTTTGCGGACTGTGTACACTACAAAGCGCAAGTTATGGGTGACCAGTTTGTCCAGTGCGTCAGTGTCACCCTGTTGTATGCGCTCTGCGAGTACATACTCCTGCTCCGATGTCAGCACGGGTATGCCATACAAGGACTGCAGGTAGTCAGTTAGAAAGTCATTTCTTGACATTGACGCTCCGATGAATGTAGCGTGCGGTGTGCATAAATACCTGTATACACTCCTCTGTCGCAATTAAAAATACCCCAATTACAAACCAGCACACATTAGAAAATGTGACCGCCTCTTGGAATCCGTAGAGTGCTAAGAAAATTAAAAACGCTCCGATTACTTTCAAAATGGTGCCCCCAATAAAGTTGATTGTGCTACAAAGTATAGATTGAGTTTAGGCTCGCGTGGTAGTGCCACCAAGCGCATTCCGTCTGTTAGGTAGGGGGTAGCCTCCACCTTGCTAACAAACTTCCTGCAGGCACCGCCAAACTCGTCAATCAGGATGTACTTGTACTGGCTCATCGAATGAATGCCTCCTTCTTGAGTTGTTCACTGAGCTTGTGCTCGAGAAACATTACCACGTCCCACTCACCATCATCACGCCCTTTTGAGCGTTCCATGTTGGTGAGCTTGTCTCCGTACCAGTACAGGGCACGCTTTATGGCTAAAAACTCCTCGGCGTCAAGGTTTAATACAAAGCGGTTGGTGTTGGGGTTCATGCTTGTTTCTCCTGTAGTAAAGTTAATGCCCTGCCAATGTTGTAGCGCCACTTCTTTTCAGTAAACCCGATGTCTTTATGCTTTTTGCCTTCCAAGAATGCCTCTATCACCTGTCTTTGCGTGCTACTTAACATATTGAGCAAGGGTGTTACCTTGTCATTGTACGCTTTCGGTGTATACACAAGGCATGGAGCCTCTTCGTAGTCTTGCTCCATGATGTCACCCCACTCCTCGTACAACATCGGAGCACGAATGTGTAGCTTGGTCTGACTTGACCCGAAGTAATCTAGCATACCTGCACCTTGCGCACTACTACTGCGTCCACTGCCTTGATGGTAGTCACGCTGGACACAAAGTCCTCGTCTGCCAGCTTGCGTACCAGCGCTGGGTCGATGGTGGCTCGGTCGTAGTGTTGCACCTCGGCAAAGAAGTCCATGCCCTCGTACTTACCCACACCACGGGCGATGAGTGCCTGCTTGATGGTGCGTGCCTGTGCCTCGAGCTGGGCGATCTGCTGGTTCAAGATACCTAAGTCGTCGATCATGTTGTCTGTAATCATTTAATTCTCCTATGTAAAATTAGATTGTACTGCAAGTTGCTATTGTGTGTCAATTTTATCTAGCACCGCGATGCCACGTAGCACCTCGTCGCGATCCTCTTCCCACTGTTTAATCATATCTTCATGGCCTGATGCGCCTTCGTGCTCGCTGATATACCACTGGGCAAAGTGCTTGAGCTGGCGTATTGCGAGGTACTCTTCATGCGTCATTGTAATCATGGTAATGCTCCTATCTGTGTTGTTTGAATACGAGTTCGTATTGTACATTATCTTCGTCCACTGCGTCAAGTGATACGTAAGACTCACTGCCACTGGTTGTCCAGTAGTCCCACGCCTGTGCTGGCTCATCGAACTCCTTGACGTCGTTGATACTGTGAATGATAGCCAGTGGGCTAGAGTCCTTACTGCCCTCCTCATGGATAAACCTGCCGAACTCGATGTTGCCAAAGTAGTATGTAGTCATCACTGCTCCTCGTTTAATTTAATTTAATGTATGGTTGTTCAAGGTGATTGTACCACCAGTACGTTGAGTCCGTCATTCGTTCCACCCCGATGCCTTAGCCATGCGCTTGTCGATACGTGCTAAGTCTAGCTCGTCCTCTTTGTATGTCACGTCGTACTCAAGAATTGCCTCGCCGTCCTGTAACTGCTCTTGGATAGCCTCGTAGATCCATGGTGACTTAAGCAAGTAGCCATCGTCGTCCAGCCGTACCTCGAGTTTGATTGTGTATGTTGTCATTGTGATATCTCCACTATTCTAAACTCGTCACGTTCGTATGGGCTTTCTATGTTGCCCTCCTCGTACTCCATCTGCTCGTCTGCTAAAAACTCATCGAGGCAGTTTAATGCGTCCTCAAAGGAATCAAAATACTCCAGCTCGTCATCAACGTGCCACGTGTTGACCCAGCCATCACACAATGTGTAGTGTTGCACCTCATATCGCTTAGTCATAATTATTTGCCCTCTCTTAGCACACGTAACTCTTCACGATACTGCTCTTTATTCTCTTCGTACTGGCGACGAGTCATCTCTACGCCACGCTCACCGCTGATTGTAGTCGGATCAGGTCTACATACCAAGATGATGTCGTCAGGTGACTGCACTGGCTTAGAGTACACTGGCTCCCATGGCACGTCAGGTGCTGCTGGTGCGTTATTCCATGTGCGTGACACGTAGCGTGCCTCGTCACGGGCTCTGCAAATTGAATTTAGTGATCTCATTTTATTCTCCTAACAGGTTGAAGTCTTTATTATAATAACTTATTTGATACAGGTCAACATAATTATGCCAATCCATTACGCCTCCCATACTGATAACTGGGCTGGGTTCTGCCACTCTGCAAATAGCCCGTACTTACGTAGGGTTTGGGTGATTACTGGTGACACGCCGAACTCCCAGTCGGGGATCATGTGGCCGTCGTAGTAGTTCATAAACTCGTGACTGCTAGACTCCTCAGCACTGATCCAAAAATTGTCCTCGTTGTGCCAGTATTCACGGACAGGTACGCCTAGTTTCTTAAGCGCGTTGAACGCGTTGCGATATGCTCTTTTCATTGGTTGTGCTCCATTTCATTGATTAGGTTTAGCCATTCTATATCGCGGTCAGACTGCTCTGCGACATCAACGCCGTAACGGCGCTCGAGCTCGTCGAGTACTTCGGATAGTGGTAGGTTGTATTCCATGTTGCCTCCTGTATTGGTCTCATCAGTATACACTAAATGTATAGACCACGTCGCCGTGGTTTCGACCTGTTAGCTTGCTCGGTAGTAGCACTGCACCAGTGAGCGCGGTAAGCCTTGCTCGGTGCCGTTGTCGTGGTACACGCCGTCTATAAGGGCTACGGCGTGTCCGCGCTTGATTACTATCCACTTACCCTTAGCGTTGTCACGGGCGAACGTGGCGAGGGTTTGACGCCCACCGCGTGGCAGTTTGTCCATCTCAGCCGATGGCTTGCCAGTGATCTGCTTAATCACCTTGTTAGTTTGAGCGCGTGTCATGCCGCGCTGGTACTTACGTCCTGCCTTAGTGCAGAGCTCGTGTACTTTGGGGTACTCAACGTTGAATGACAGGCTCAGTGCCCGTACCACGCAGTCGTTACGCTCAGTGTCGATTGTACGTGGGTTGTTTTTAATGTATTGGAATGTCATAACTATTCTCCTTGTTGAATTGCTACTACTTCTACTTCAAATGGTTTTGGAACTTTCTTACCTACGTTAGTAGCCGCTTTACGAGCCAGCTCTTCACTGGTAGCAAACCCAGTAAACGTTTGGTAAATGTTGATTGACTTATAAGCATGGGTTAGGGGTTTGATTGTGGTACGGCTGATTGTCGTGCCGTCCGCAAACGTTGCTGAGATCTTCATGGTCATCACTCCTTGTTAGTTAGTACTGCCTCGAGCTCACTACATTGTAATGAGCTCTGAGCATTACTATCTGTTTAACATACGGCGTGTTGGATAACGCCACTGGTTCTGCCAGCTCCCCCTTATTTATCTCGGTTGGGTTTGAGTACTGCGTTACAACAGGGTTAGTATAATGACCTTTGGATTGGATTGCAACAACTAAATGCAAATAAATATTAAAAGAGTAGTTATCTACTAATTTGTATCGGGAGCGCTGGTCTTGTGCTAATCTGCAACATCACGCCCACCCCAGCCCTCCACCCTCGCACGCGCATCGCCCTGAGAGCCCCATGTTACCTCGAAGACTAGAGATCGCAACCTACTGCTCACTACCCCCTCAACTCTAGCCAAAATGGCGTGGCGCCCCCTTTCCTGCCCTCCTATCCGTCAATAGGTGTTTACCCTTAGTGCTAAGTTAGTACGCACTAACATAGGCTCGGCGCCCTGCCTACCATGTTGCACTGCACCATTGTATGTAAGTACTTACTTCGCACACTCCACTCTGTCCCCATTACTAGCAGGCAGGGTGGCTGAGTGCTAGGCTGGTAGGCGTACCACATAGTGAAATGGCATCTCATAATGTGAAATAAGCATTCTTTTGCCAGCGAGGGTCCCTTTTTTATTATTCGATGCACCCATTTTGCGGACCCCCCTGGCCGGGGGCCGGGCCCCTGAGCAAGCCTAAGTTTGTATATTTTTCCCTGTAAAACAGCAAAATTTTTTTTTACAGGGAAATTTTTTGTAATATTAGGGTAAACCCTATTAGGGTAAACCCTTACGTTTTTGGCCTTCCCTGTCAAATTGGCAGTCTCGTGGCAGTCTTCGTGGCAGTCTTCTGAGGGTCCCTTTCCTTTAAAATCAACAACTTACGTGTGTCGTGGCACACTAGGCAGTCTTCTTTTCATTTTTTTATTTTTTTTTAAAAAAAGTAAATTGATGAGAAGCCCTTGAGTTGGAATAAAGACTGCCAAGGGTGCCAACCCTGTCAAACAAAACTTTTAGTTATATAAAAATTTGTTTATATGATTTTTAGTAATATAGGCTTAAATGCAGCAATTTGCGTATTAGTAGGAGTATGAACAAATACGTTTATCAAATCCAAGGTGCGCTGGAAAGCCCCGCCGGTAAGTTAAGAGGCTTACGGATTTTGGTATGCGACTTGTACAACTTTGACCAGGCCGACGCGCCCATTGAGATCCTTAACCACGAAACAGTAAAGTACCTAGAATTTCGTTTAAAGTTATCAGACAACGCACTTAACATACAGCGTTTGCCAGTCAAAGTCCAAAACAACATCCGCACCCCCTTGGGAAAATGGTTAGACCGTTGGGTCTTAGATAATTTTTATGGCGATACTAGCAACAGAAAGAGTGTTAACTCTTGATTATTGGAAGTTTGCTTACGACTTAGTTGAAGGCGATGTAGTATTTGACCGATTAGGCCAACCCACAACCATCAAGCTAATTCAACAATACCGGGCACAATCCTGCTATGAGGTACAGCTTATTGACGGATTGACCGTGGCTGGCGATGAACACCTTACACTCCCATTGGAAAACCGTAAGTACCGCAACAGACTGATTGAATACAAGGGCAAATACCAATTCAAACGCCCACTTAGTTTTACACCCATCTCAAAATTAGCCACAATGCCCTTAACAAAGGACAGAGACAGGTTTGAATATTCCATTCCAACCGCCGGGCTATTACAACTCCCCCACAAAGACCTACCTGTACCACCATTTATTTTTGGATATTGGTTTTTTAATCATCGCAAAGACGGAAAAATTACCACAACTCTTGAAAATAACCAAGAAGTACAGGAAAAATTCAAAGACGCTGGATACAAACTCACAAAAAGCTGGAACCTTATTAACGGTAGGACTTCATTTATAGTAAGTCCATCTATTAAAAACCATTTACTGCCTAATATTCCCACCAACATCCCCAATAATTACCTTTTATCGTCCGCTGAACAACGATTAGAACTTTTAAGCGGCATTATGTACTCAAAAAGAAATCTATATAACCAAAAGTTAGATAAATTTCGTATAACATCTAAAAACAAACTGTTAATAAAGCAAGTTCAGTACCTTGCTGAGTCACTTGGATGCAGAACAAAACTAGAGTATCGTGGAGATTACAAAGAGTACAGTCTTTTTGTTAAAACAAAACTTAAACTTTTAAAATCTCAAATACCAAAACCTATTAAAGTGCGACAAGCTACCCGTTTAATTACTGACGTCTACGAAATTGCTTCACAGGGCTGCGTTCATATTGAAACAGATGGACCTGACGGCACATTTTTGGTTGGAGAAGGATTTATAGCATGTCATTAACAACAAAACAAGAAGCCGAGCTGACGAAGTTTGCAGCAGCTAGGCAGCATTGGCCCAAACAAGAGCTAGACGCAGCGCTATGGCGCATTAAATGGTCCCTACAGGCATTGCCACATCAAAAGGAGCCCGACGATGGAGAGTATGATACATTTCTTATGCTTGCAGGCAGGGGATCTGGCAAAACACATACTGCGTCTCATTGGATTGGTATTAGGGCTTGGTTATATGACAACACCCGTTGGCTCGTCACTGCCCCAACCTCCAATGATATACGCGCAACTTGTTTTGAAGGAGACTCCGGACTTCTTAATATCATCCCCGCCTCACTTATACGGGATTACAACAAGTCCCTCTTCGAGATTACCCTTACCAACGGATCCATCATCCAAGGGATTCCTGCCTCCGAGCCAGAACGTTACCGCGGTAAGCAATATCATGGTGCCTGGTTCGACGAGTTGTGTGCATTTGATTACCTCGATGAAGCCTATGATGGTGTACAGTTTACATTACGTCTTAAAGACCCCCGGCTCTCTCGAGTGCAGCAGATTATTACCACCACTCCAAAGCCAAGAGAAACCATTGTAGACCTTGCTGAGGGTAAAATTGGTGGTGATGTCTACATGGTCAACGCCTCATCGTATGATAACCGCGAAAACCTATCTGAGACCTTTTTTAAACAGCTTGAGACTTATGACGGCACTGATATGGGCCGACAAGAGATTTATGGTGAAATTCTCGACCCGGAGTCAACGGGTATTATCAAGCGTAAGCATTTCCGTATGTGGCCCGCCAATAAACCGACCCCCACATTAGAATATGTTCTTGCTTCTTATGACCCCGCAACATCCGAAAAAACAATTAACGACCCGACAGCTTGTGAAGTATGGGGTGTGTTCCAAGAGCTAGACGGAGGAATGTGTGCAATCCTTCTTGACGCTTGGGACGAGCACCTTTCATACCCAGAACTACGACGCAAAGTTATTAACGATTTTAAAGAGGTAGTATACGGTGCGGATAACGAGTTTGGTAAGGGCCGTAAAGCAGACCTTATCCTCATGGAGGACAAATCTGCGGGTATTTCACTAATTCAAGAGCTTAGAGGCTCTGGAATACCTGTACAGGGATATAACCCAGGTAGAGCGGATAAAATCCAAAGACTTAACATTATAGCCCCTTTGGTAGCTAAAGGAAAAACCTACATTCCTGAAGATCCAGTAAAAAAAGGCGAGTTTGCTGAGTGGGCTAAGCGTTTTTTACGGCAAGTGTGCTCTTTTCCTGAGGCACAAGGCCACGACGACTACGTTGACGCACTATCTCAGGCGTTGCGTATTTTGCGAGATCAAGGTTGGTTACAGCTAGATCCGCTGCCATCACGCGATTATGACTACTCTGACGACATTGCAAGAAAGAAATATGCCAACCCCTACGCGCAATAGGGCGGTTTGTACACATTTAGCGTATTAGTTAAATTAAGGGCATCTTCTAGCCCAACCAATTCTAAATTGCTGACTTTTCAGCAAAACATAAAAATAATCTATGGCACAACCTCAAATACCGATTCAAACAGGCGGAAATTTACCTGGATTAGACCGCGAAGAAGATATTCAAAAAGCAACTCAGCAAGAAGCTGATATGCAGGCATACGAAGAAGAACTAGGCTTAGAACCTTCTGAAGTAGAAGAAGAAGTCATTGAATTAGACGATGGTTCTGTGGTAGTAAACTATATTGAAAAAAGCAGCCCGCTTAAAAACCCAGAATTTTATGCTAACTTAGCAGAAGAGTTTAATGAAGGTGATCTGGATAGTTTAGCCACTGAATACTTGGACTATATTGATGTTGACAAAGAAGCGCGTTCACAACGTGATAAGCAATACGAAGAGGGTTTACGCCGCACTGGCTTGGGTAAAGATGCTCCTGGTGGTGCTACTTTTGACGGAGCTTCTAAGGTTGTGCATCCTGTTATGGCAGAAGCCTGCGTTGATTTTGCAGCTTCATCAGCTAAAGAGTTACTCCCAGCAGACGGCATTGTCAAATCCAATATCCGTGGTGAAGACGGAAAATCCAAACAAGAAGTAGCAGAACGCAAAGTTAATTTTCTTAACTGGCAGCTGTCTGAGCAAATCGCCGAATACCGCGATGAAATGGAACAACTACTCACACAATTACCATTAGGTGGTTCACAGTTTCTTAAATGGCGTTTTGATGAAGAACAAAAGCGCCCTACTTGCGAATGGGTACCGATTGATAACATCATTCTGCCGTATTCAACAACCAATTTCTATACATCCCAGCGTGTAACAGAACAACAAGACATTACAGAAGATACATATCAACAACGAGTTGATGCGGGTATCTATCGTGACTTAGATAACTTTGATTACACATCTGATGCGCCACTAACAGACCAAACTCAATCTGAAAAAGCTAACAACAAAATTGAGGGTAAGTCTGAGCCATCTAAAAACATTGATGGCATGCGTCGTGTTTATGAAATTACATGTTTTATGCGCCTCGATGACGATCCTGAAACAGAAGGCCGTCGCGCACCATACATTTTAACAATTGACGAGTCAAGCAGCAAAGTCTTGGCTCTGCGTCGTAACTGGGAATGCAACGATGAAAAACTTGAAAAACTGGATTGGTTTGTTGAGTTCAAATTCATTCCTTGGCGCGGTGCTTATGCTATTGGCCTCCCCCATCTTATTGGCGGCTTGTCTGCTGCTCTCACTGGTGCTTTACGTGCTCTGCTTGATGCTGCTCATATCAACAACAGCCAGACGTTACTTAAACTCAAAACTGGACGCGTGTCTGGACAATCTGATAGGATTGAACCCACCCAAGTAGTAGAAGTAGAAGCTGGCCCTGGTGTTGAAGACATTCGCAAGATTGCAATGGCAATGCCATTTAACCCACCTTCTTCGGTACTGTTTGACTTACTAGGTTGGTTAACATCTGCAGCTAAAGGTGTTGTCACTACGTCTGAAGAAAAAATTGCAGACGCTAATAGCAACATGCCAGTTGGCACCACACAGGCTTTAATAGAGCAAGGTGCCAAAGTTTATTCATCTATCCATGCTAGGCTGCATCGCAGTCAGGCAATGTCCCTCAAGATTATCTCACGCTTGAACCATTGGTACTTGCAAGAGATGGACAACCAGTCCGGCGAGGAAATTGAAGTACGTGACTTTTCGTACAACAATGACGTCCGCCCAGTATCAGATCCTAACATATTCTCTGAAACACAACGCTTAGCACAAAATCAAGCGTTAATTCAGATGGCAACCTCCGCTCCTCCAGGCATGTTTGACCTTCGTGCTGTATACAAGCGCGTCCTCAAACAACTTAAAGTTCCTGAGTTAGACGAAGTATTGCCAAACCCATTAGGCGCCAACGAATCCAATCCAGCCCTCGAGAACGTCTCGATGACGATGGGACGACCCGCTGCCGCCTATCCCGATCAAGATCATATTGCTCACATTAAGATTCACTTAGAGTATGCACAAAATCCAGCCTACGGTGGCAACCCAGTAATTGGGCCTGCGTTTGCACCTCACGCACTTGAGCACATTAAACAGCACTTAACGCTGCACTACTTGCAGTCTATGCGTTCTTATGTTGCCAAGGCTTCTGGTGGTAAAGATGTATTACAACTACACCAAGAAAAACCATTGGATCAACACGCTCAGCAAGCACTTGCATTGGCATCTCAATTAGTAGGACAAGACTCCAAGCAAACTATGGGACCTTACGTACAACAAATTCAAGCACTAGCACAAAAAGTACAACAAGGTAAAGAGGCTCAACAACAATCAGCAGCTATGTCAGATCCAACAGCTGCGGCCATTGTCAAGACTCAGATGGCAGAAACCCAGCGCAAGACGCAAGAAGCTCAGCAAAAGATGCAGACAGAGTTACAGACTGCGCAACAAAACTACCAACTCAAGGTGGCAGAGTTGCAACAAAAAGTTGCCGAAT